GCCATGAGGTGGATAAGCAAGCCGATGGATTTACGCATGGCGAAAAGGGTTTTCCATCAAACGGGCGCATTGCTTGGGATTTGTGGGGTGGCGATGCAGGCCAATTATGGTCAAAGAGAAAAAGAGATGAGTTTGAGAATATGAAAGATAAAAAATACAGCAACTTTATCGAGATAAAAAATTTAAATGATCAAACCGGCGAGTTTGAGGGTTACGGCGCTGTTTTTGAAAATATCGACCGCGCCCACGATATCGTAAAGCAAGGCGCATTCGCTCAAAGTTTAACTGAGCGTAAGCCAGCATTGCTTTGGCAGCATAATCAGAGAGAGCCGATTGGCGTATTTAAGGAACTGCAAGAAGATGATAAAGGCCTATATGTAAAAGGCCAGTTAAGTTTAAAAGGGCGCGGAGCAGAAGCGTACGACCTGTTAAAGATGGGCGCTCTGGATGGTATGTCGATTGGCTTCACAGCCAAGGAAGCAAGCCGCGACCCAACAACGGGTGTGCGAACCATTTACCGTGCTGATTTAATGGAAATTTCGCTAGTGACATTTCCTGCTAATGAAATGGCGACTGTGACAAGTGTAAAAAGCGCCGTCCCTTTTCAAGATTTGCCCATCCTTGGCGGTAACCAGCCAGATACAAATCGGGCTTGGGATAGCCGTGAGGCTATTGGGCGCATCAGAGAATATACAGACAGCCAAGAAGCGCCAAGCGAAGAATATGCCGAAGCATTCTTATGGTATGACGAAGACAATGAAGGTGATTTTGGTGCGTACAAATTGCCAATTGTAGACGTTGTTGATGGTAATCTTGTTGTTATTCCTCGCGCCTTATTTGCAGCCGCTGGCGCTATGTCTGGCGCTCGTGGCGGTGTCGATATTCCAGAAGAGGATAGAGGTTCTGTCGTAGAAAATATCGAGCGTTACTATCGTAAAATGAACATGGAAAACCCATTCGAAAAAGGGCTGGGCGCAAACGAATTACGACAAATGAATAAAAAAGAATTACGCAAATTTTTGCAAAGTAACGGACTAAATCGTGGCGGTGCTGATCTGTTGGTTAAAAATTTTGATGCTGGGCCGAGTGTGGCTGGCGAAAATCCTGCTGCTGTTGAAGTTGGCGAAAGTGAATCTGGTCAAGAATTGTTGAAGACATTACGGAGAATAACAGATGTCTAAAGAAGTAGAAGAACTAAAGAAGGACTTAACTAAGGCCCTGCGCTCCTTTGATGAAATTAAATCACGAAGCGACGGGATCGGCGAACTACAAGGCACGATTGAAAAATTAAAAGGCGAAATTGCTGAAAAATCTCAAGCCATTTCTGATATTGAAACAAAAAATATTGCAGAAAAAAAGGCGCAAGACGAACGTATTAAGGACCTTGAATTGCAACTATCGTCTGGTTATGCGCAAAAATCTGACGATGACGTTGATTTAGAAGAAAAATCAATGGAAGAACTTTCTGAGATTTTAGCGCACGCAAAAACTGGCGTTGAACTAAAAGAGTGGAACGAAAAAGCCGAAAACCTCATGACAAAAAACATGAGTGAGGACCGTAAAGCGGACGTCAAGCACCTAATCCGCAAGTCTTTAACGGTTGGGAATGATGGCAGCGGCGGTATTTTGCTAGCTCCGTCACAAATTCGTTTAATGTCAGAGCGGGCCTTTGATACGTCGCCAATTCGGACTTATGCTTCAACTTTCAATATCGCGGAATCCAGCCTTAAATTTATTATTGATGATGATGAAGCAAGCGCAAATTGGGTTGGCGAGGTTGGCAGCCGTGACAAAACCGACAATCCAGACGTTGGAGAAATTGAAGTTGTTGCTCACGAAATGTTCGCAAAACCACAGGCAACACAAAATTTCTTGGATGACGCCGCTGTAGATGCCTCAGCATGGCTTATTGGGAAAATTGGCAGACGCTTTATCCGTCTTGAAAATACAGCGTTCGTTTCAGGCGATGGCAGCAAAAAACCGAAGGGCTTCTTGTCATATGGAAATGCAAACGGCGGCACAACATTAGCTGATGCCAAGGCGTATCAGCGCGGAGCATTGGGGACATTGCAAAGTGAAAATGCTGCATCAATCACCGGAGATGATTTAATCAATTTGAAGCGTACACTGAAAGATGATTATTCTCCAAATTCACGATGGTATATGAATCGGTCGACTTGGGCAGAAATTATGTCGCTTCAAGACGCTAACGGCGCATATTTGTTTGATCGAAACATGCTCTTATCTCAAGACACATCGTTGCAAATTTTGGGCAAGCCTGTTGTTATTGCTGAGGATATGCCTGATATTGGAGCTGGCGCGATTCCTGTTGTGTATGGCGATATGGCCGAGACATATGCGATTGTTGACCGTAAAGATGTGACCGTTTTGCGTGACCCATATAGCAATAAGCCATTTATCCAATTTTACACAACAAAACGTGTAGGTGGCGATGTTGTAAGCTATGACGCCCTTAAGCGTCTAATCATCCAGTAAGGGAGATATTAAAATGGCGAAATTTGATTTAAAGTCTAAATTGGCAGCTTTTCGCGCTGGCGGTTTGGCCATCACGTCCGATACAAGCACGGCGAGTATGTCTTTCGATACGGCTGACTATGATCTTGGTGTCATGTTTACCGTTGCTGCAACAGATTATACAGATGGCAATTACCAACTGGTCTTGCAGGAAAGTGACGATGATATCGTATTCACAGATGTGCCAGTTGAAAAGATTATTGGCAGTGCGGACGATATCACAGCCGCAACAGCTAACGGTGGTACCCTCTCCCGTCTTGGTCTGTTTTCGAATGATCGTTATGTTCGTGTGAATGTTGTTTCTACTGGCGTTTCGACTGGTGCTAATTTGGAAGTGTCCTTTATTGGTCGCGCTGAATTGCACCCAGTTTAAGTGACATGGGGGGGGTTGCGCATCCCCCTCTTTTAGAGGAGACAATTGATGAAATTAAAGGCATTAAAAGACTGCAAATTATCCTATAGCCCATCTGGACCCGTTGTGCATCTCGCTAAGGGTGACATACATAATTTTGATGGCGCCAGAAAGGGTTATGTAGACAATTTTATTACCAACGGTTATTTGACTAAGGAAGTGAAAGAGCCAGAGGTAGAGCAAAAGCCAGCCGCCAAAGGGCGCGGCAAAAAATAAAATAACGGGGCTTCGGTCCCGTTTTTACCTTGTAGGGAGGTCGATATGGCTGAAATGAGAAACGATTGGCGCGAAGTGGTCACGGTGCCACCAGCGAGCTTGCCAGTGTCGCTTGATCTGGTAAAACAGCACCTGAAAATAAGCAACAATAATCAGGATGAGATTTTGACGCTGGATATTGAGGCGGCAACCGAGTGTTTCGAGGCTATCACAGGGATGGCGCTGATAGACCGCACTATTCGAACGGTGCGCAACGGATTTAGCAATGAATTGCGTCATGATGTAGGTTACGATTTGCCGATTATTCTAGCCACAAGGCAAGTGAATAGTGTTGTGTCCTTCCAGTATGTGAATAGTGAAAATACGCCTGTAAATTTACTTGAAAATACAGATTTTTACATTGACAATACCCAAGAGCGAACCCAATTACGGGCCGTTGATTGTTGGCCGCATAACATATTAGACCGCGCTGGTGTCGTATCTATTGAGTATGTGGCTGGATTTGGACCTGACGATACATTTGTTCCATCCGATATCAAAAACGCCCTGTTGCAGCACGTGGCGGCGCTATATAGCAATCGTGGCGACTGTGTCGATTGCGGCGTGACAAAGGCGGCGCCAGCTGGCACTATAGCTGTATGGAACAAATATAAATTGGCGAGGCTGTAATGGCGCGTTGTAAAAAAATCAGCATACCACGTCAAAAAGTTTGTATCGGCGATTTAGAGCATTTCGTTGATGTACTGGACAGGTCCATTGATCCTTCGAGAATTGGCGACACTGATATGAATTTTCAATTTGCACCAAAATATCAGGTATATTGCGCCATTCACACCCTATCGCGTGGTGTAGAGTTATTTGATGGCACAAGCGAAAATCCAAACGTTGTTACTCACCGTTTTTATTTTCACTATGACGATGCGCCAGATATTGAGTCAAGCGATTGGATTAATTTTGACAGTAAAATTTTCGATATTATCCGCGCGGTTACTATTGACGAAAGAAAAGAATTTATCATGGTAGAGGCGAACGAGCGGGGCGGCGATAATTTGGCGGGTAATTATCTATGATAAAAATCACCGAAGGCAAAGGCAACAAGGCTACCTATCGAAATTCGCAAAATATTGGCGCTAATTTTCAACGCGGCATTATGGAGGGCTTTTACTTTCTTGGCGCTTTACACCGTAAAGAGATGCGGGACAATATCACCAAAGAG